AGCCGTTGCATTTGATAAAGATGAGTCCCAAGAAAAACATGCACCATCATGAATTAAACAAATAGCCTTATCACCAAAATTATCTAATGACCACATACCAGGTTCTAATATTAAGTCTCCTGATGCAGCTTCACCCCATGCAACATAATCTGATGAGTTAGTTACAGTTGCACCATCGGAGTGTCCTGATCTTGTAGAATTTCTAACAGCTCTTGTTATACCCGTTAAATTATTTCCAGAAACACCTGTATAAGATATTTCTTCATTACCAACTTGAATAAAATTTGTTCCTGAGTCAGGAAAGTTTGTTGTGCTTGTTAATGTAATAGAAGTTCCTGATCCACCCGTACCATTAGCATCGTCCAACAACGCTCCATTTAAAGTCGTAGTAATAGCAGAAGTGTCCTCACCTCCCCAAGATCCTAATCCCCAACCAAACCCTTTTGCTTGAACAGCTGGACCCACGGTATAATATTTTTGCACTCTGATACCTCCTGATGTTGTGGCACCAGAACCTGTTTCGTTAGATGGCATCGTAATAGTAAGAGTGGTTGTTGTTGGCGTTGTAGCAACCATAAATTTTTTGTCGTTAAAATCAGATGCACCAAAATTAGAATTAGTTATAGCCGTGAAATTATCCAAAAGCATAATATCTCCAGGAGCCATACTGTGACCAGTTGAAAAAGTTATAGTTATAGTTGGTGATCCGTTGGTCGTGGTAAATGCGTTTGTAAGCGTTGTCGTTGTTTGAATAGGGTGTATGTCATAAAATACACCTCCTGAGTATGCATATAAAATTCTATTTGTTCCTATGATAGCGTATCTTCTACCTAGACTATTAACATAATGATGTAAGGCTCTTCCTGCTCCTGTCAGCTCATTTTCATTTAGAGACCCTAATTGGTTCCAACCACCTACTTTTTCAGGTGATCCATACCTAAACCTAACATTATCACAATCAACCCACTGACCTTCCGCGCCAGTTTCTGTGACTTGTTTGTTAATACCTGGTTGAAATCCTATCTTTTGTAGCATATAACCTACTATATAATACTTATGAATATAATGAAAGCGAGAATAATTTGGTTTCCCGAACCTAAATCATACACAAATTTCTATTTATTACAAGACAAAATTATCAAGTTATGTTATATGCAGCATGAGAAATATAAAGATATAAATTATTTATGCTAAATACATACCGTTTATTTGCTGTGCCAGTAATACATAGTAAGTTACCTATTCAATTAACTCTACATAAAAAAATAATTGATTTTGTAGAAAAAAATTACACTGAAAAAAAATTAATTTCTTGTGTAAATGGATTTCAATTTCATCAAGATTTTGATGGTAAAAAAGAAATGAATGAAGTTTTAAATAAAACTTTTATGAACATAAACAATAGCTATATTGATTATGGTTGGTTAAATGTTTTAGGCAACAACTCGTATAATATCCCTCACAGTCATCCAACAGAATCAGGTAGATTTTCAGGTGTATATTATTTATCTAGTGGTAATAACAATATTATTTTTACAAAAGACGGAGAGACTTTTGATATCCAACCAAAACTTTTTGATTTTTTAATTTTTCCATATGACTTAGTCCACTATGTTTTACCAGAGAACAGAGAAGAAAAAAGAATTTGTTATGCATTTAATTTAAATAATGTGGAGACAAAGGTATCATAATGGATTATTTAGAATCAATTGTAGAATTAAAAAATATACTATCTTCAAATTTTACGGACAGAATCATACCTTTGATAAATAAAAAATCGACAAAAAATTTAATGGTTTCTTCTGGTTTAAATCAAGATGTAAGAAATGTAAAAGGATATCATTTAAATTTTGAAACTCCTACTAATTTATTTTATTGGAACTTTATAAAAAAAGAAATAGAAAAAACGTATGTTCATTATAAAGGTAAATTTCCTAAAATGAAAAGTGATAAAATAAACCAAATAGATTTATTAAAATATAGTCCTGGCGGTAAATATGAAGTACATACTGATCACTTTAGTAATTCACCAAGACATCTTAGTATTATTATGAATTTAAATGATGAATATGAAGGAGGAGATTTAATTTTTACAGATCAAAAAGATAATGTGGTCAAAAGATTAAAATTAGGAAAAGGATCTATTGTATTTTTTCCAAGTAATTTTATGTATCCACATGGCATAACACCAATCACAGAAGGAACGAGGTACAGTGTAGTAGCATGGCTCCAATAAATTATAAATTAATTAAAAATTTTTTTGATAAAAATGAATTAAAAGTGTATCAAAATTATTGTTATAATAAAGTAGATCAAAATAAAGATTATAAAATAGATTCACAATCATTCTCACCGTCATGGTATAATGACCCATTAATGAATTCTTTATTGGATATAAAATTACCTAAAGTTGAAGTAGAATCTAATTTAAAATTATTTCCTACATATGCTTATTGGAGATATTATATTTTTGGAGCAACCTTATCTGAACACACTGATAGACCATCATGTGAAATATCAATTACTTCTTGCATAAAAAAATATGATGAGTGGCCTATCGTAGTTGAAGGGACTTCTTTTGAATTAGAAGAAGGAGACGCAGTGTTATACGCAGGTTGTGATCAAAAACATCATAGACCAGGCACTTATGAGGGTGAGGGGATGGCACAAGTATTTTTACATTATGTAAATAAAAATGGTCCTAACACTGACCATGCTTATGATAATTTTTTAAAAACAACAGGAAGAAAATCAAATGACTAAAAAAGTAGTAGGTATAGATAATTTTATTGGCGTGTATGATAACTTTATTACAAAACAAGAATGTGACAAAGCTATTAAATTTTTTGAAACACAAAATAAATTTCGTAAAACATTAGATAGAGTTCAGTCAGAGAATCAATCTATTTTAAAAAAACAAGATAAACAGTATTTTGCTAATGGCACTAATATAGAGTTTTGGTGGGACAACTTAAAAACTTTAATTGTAAATTTTGAAATGGCTTGGAAACATTATTTACGAAACACAGGAGCAATATCTGCTTATGGTGAAGATATGCCTTTTCATTTTTCATCTATGAAAATTCAAAAAACTCTCCCCTCACAAGGATATCATGTTTGGCATATAGAACATAGTAGAGGTTTTGAAATGGAATCTAGAGCTTTTGTATGGTCAGTGTATTTAAACGATGTTAAAGAAGGAGGAGAAACTGAATTTTTACATTTTTCAAAAAGAGTAAAACCTAAAAAAGGAAGAATAGTTATTTGGCCTGCTGGATTTCCTTATCTTCATAGAGGCAACCCACCAATATCCAATGAAAAATATCTTTTAACTTCTTGGATGACTTTAAAACCTATTTAAAATTACATGATAAAAATAATTGACAATTTTTTTGACGATGTTTTACTTAAAAACATACAAAATCATGTTTCAACTAAGTTATGTTTTGAACCAAGATATCTACCTGATACCACAGAAAAAACTAAAGAAAACCATTACGGAAGCAGATTTGTTTTAACACAAGATCCTAATCTTTTTAAAACTTTTATAAAACAATGTGAAAAAACATTTAAAATAAAAATAAAAGAAACTTACAAAGATTCTGGTGTTGATTTAAGAAATTTAGATTTTTTTATACCACATGACGATGTACCCACAGGCTCTAAGATAAATATATTAATTATGATAAAGGGGCGCACTGCAGTTAATAATGGAACTGTTTTTTATCATAAAGAAAAAGATAAATCTGTTTTGGATATTCACGTTGGATTTAGAGAAAATAGAGCAGTTTTATTTCCATCAAGTTGGGTCCACTCTGCTCACGCACGTAAAGAAGATGATGTAAAAAGATACACAGCCACTTTATTTGTAACGGATTACGAAGAATAATATATTAAGTTTTAATAATATATATTACTGCTAAATATGGCTGTAAAACAGAAGTTGAATATCCTGTAAAATTAGCACTCATATTATGAGAGTGACTACTACCTGAACCTGCATTAGCTGTTGTAGCGGTACCACCAAGAGTATGATAACCAGCATTATTACCTGATAAAAAATTAGGGTTTGAATTAGTTCTTTGTCTTGTTTCTACTGGGTGATCATGAGATGCAAGTTGTGCCTCTGACAAAGTAGCGTTTGCTGTCGCTCCACCTACATTTCCAGTTGTTTGAACAGTATTTGCTCCTCCTGTAGAAGCTAAAGATTTTGATGGTGATTTTCCAACTGGCACATTGTCTTGAAGATCAGGTAAATTAAAAGTTTCTATT